TCTTCACCGACAACACGAAGAGCTGGTCCGGCGACCACTTCAATACGCACAGCGCAAAACTCAGAAGTGGTTCCCAGGGAAAGGGACCGCCTCCCCCTTCCCTCCTCCGCTTTGCGGGGGGGCCGGGGTGTCGCTCCCGAAAGTCACTTTCAGAAGCTCTGCCAGGGTGCGGATCAGCCCGGCCATGCCACCCTCAAATGAAAGGCCTTCAATATCAATCTCTCTAACGTCATGACCGCCACCGCCCAGAGCTGCCCGCAACAGGTTGACCGCATCGCCCGATGACAGACGCCCGCTGGAGAAATGTTCTGCAAGGGACAGAATATCCTGACCGTCATAGGCGTCTTCAAGCTCGGCCAGAGCGCCCAATGTCAGGCAGAGCGTGAACGTTTGGCCGTGCGCCCTCAACGCCACCTCACCGCGATGTCTGTTTGCCATCTCACGCTCCTGTAAAGGTAAGGGCACCGGCAGACTCCAGCGCCAGATCAAAGCGCAGCTCGTCCTCATGGGTACCTGCATACTCCAGCGAGGTGATCTGGAAAGCACCTTCGATAGTACCGAAGTCAGGCACGACAACCTGCCAGGTGCGCACGGTACCGTCGAAAAAATACCCCCGGATGGTGGCGTCCGAAGCCGCATCCTTGAAAATACCGCTGCCGGTGAGGGCCGCAGACTTCACCCCGGCACCCCCCAGAAGTTCGCGCCACTCCCCCGCAGAGCCCGCGTTGGTGACATCGACAGAGCGTGTATTGAATGACAGGGATCGAGCGCGCAGGCCGGCCACCGTGGTAAAACTTCCCAGGCCGTCGCTATCAACCTTCAACAATAAATCCTTGCCGCGTTGTGCTGTCATGAGAGCCTCCATATGTAGGAAAAATCAGGGGTTGGTTTCCGTATAGGCGCGAAACCGCAATTGGCCTCGCAAAGCATCCGCGTCACTTGCATGGGCGAGCGTGCCGCGTTCAAACTGTAAACTGACAAGAGTGTGGCCCGGGACAGGCAGGGGCGCGTTGTGGAGCACCTCATAGACCGCGCTCATAATTTCTTTTGCCTCGCGCCGTCCACCGGCCCGCGACCAGACCACCAGGGTCAGGCGATGGGCGGCACCGGCGTCTGCTCCAATGCCTGCGCCCGTATCGGCCGCCACCACCTCCATGTCCCCCAGCGCCACAAACGGGAAGGCGACATCGGGAGGGGGCCGGTCATAGATGCGTGCCCCCACAAGTGCCCCAAGCGGCGCATCTGCGATCAGGGCAGCGTGCATGGCCTGCTGCACTGCCCAACTGGCGGCAAGGGTCATGGCGATCCTCCCTCCTCACACAGGCAGATGAGCCATTGGCGACGCCCCTCTTCGTCCAACACAGTCCGAATGTTGAACGTGCGCGCGCCCTGCCGAAACCGCATACCCGCGGTCACATCCAGGCGGTAGCGCATACGTATCCGGTAGCGGGTGCGCGCGTCGGCGCGATCTGCGGCTTCATGCTCGCCACCGCCCACAGCTTCAACGGATGCCCACACTGTTGCAACAGTACTCCACGACACAGTGGCGCCACCACCGGCGTCCGGGGTGCGTACCGTCTGCTCAAGCGTTAAATGATGTCGTAGGGCACCGATCACAATCGAATCTTTCTGTAAGGAGCCAACAGGGTCGCAACCGTCACGGGAAGTGCCGACCTTGCAAAAGGCCCCGCTTCCCGGTTCTCAAACCAGCGCGCCACCAGCATCAGGATGGCGTGACGCAAATCACGGGGTACATCGGCTGCGCCAACACCAAAGCCAGCCTCAAAAGTAATTTCAATACCGCCGGCCAGAGCGGCAGGAACGGTCCATTTTCCGCTGGCACCCGGCACAAGACGGGCATGGGTGCCGGAAACAAGAGCGTAGCCGTCTGCAGGCAGCATCGTTCCGTCCACCGCCACGCTCACAATGGATGTGACCGGCCCAAGCGGCAGGCTCACGACGAGGCCCGGCCAGGTATCCAAAGTCCACGTCCAGGTCTGGGCAATCAGTGCCACAGCAGCGTGAGCCTCAATGTTCAACCGGGCAGCGGCGATGAGACCGTCAATCAGCGTGTCTTCCTCAGTGCCATCGACACGCAGGTGAAGTTTCGCGTCCGCTCGATCCACCGGTTCACTCACAGGGCCTGTAACCAAAGTAAGGGTCATGAAGGCAACCTCGCTCTAGAGAGTACAAAGGAGAAAATAACCGGACGGAAATTCTCCCGTCCGGTCGTGCATGCTCAGCTCACGGGCTTAATGTTGGCGTGACCCAGAAAGGTCATGGCTCCAACCGGCGTGCCGTTGGTATGGGTTCCCGATAACAGCACCTGTACCCGGCTGTAGCGGGCGTCTCCCACGTAGCCGATGGCATAGGCAAAACCATCCTCCGCCCCGTCGTCAATCACGGCAAAGATACCGGCAACATCGACGCTTGCTCCCAGCACATGGCTGTCATCAACAACCGGAGACCACAAGCTCCCGTCTTCGCTTTCGTCAAGCTGAAGGGAAATCGTGTTGGCGCCTGACAGAGTGTCACCGCTGATGCCAATGAGGATGACATGTTCCACACTTTCGTACCCCTGTCGGTCAACGGGGGCACCGGAACGACTGGCCGTGGTTACCGCCGGGTCTAGTGTCTGGATCAGACCGAGATTTGAATGAAGATCGCGCATGCAAAGCCTCCTTATGATGTGCCGAATTTGAGAAGCTTGATAGCTTCAAAATTCTGGATGCCGCCGCCGACACGCTTAGTTGTGTAGAAAAGGACGTAAGGTTTTGCGGAGTAGGGGTCACGCAAAACACGAATACCCAACCGGTCAACGATCAGATAGCCACGCTTGAAATCGCCGTAAGCCATGGAGAAGGCGTCCGCGTCCAAATCCGGCATATCCTCGGCCTCGGCGATGGGCACGTTCATCAACCGGGGAGCCTCGCCCGCCATAAGACTTGGTTGCCACAGGTAGTGACCATCAGCGTCCTTGAACTTGCGTATCTGCGACTGGGTCTGGCGGTTCATGACAAAATTTGCATTTGCCCGGTAGCCGGACTTCACCGCATAGACCAGATCAAGCAGCACATCGGAAGGGCTGGTGGAGGGGAAAGCGCCTGCTTCGCCCGTGGCGATATAACCAACCTTTCCCCAGGCCCAACTGTCGTTCTCTACCGTGTCGTAGGAGAGAAATCCGCGCGGCTTGCGCACCCCGTCACCGGACACAAAGGCAGCACCTTCCTGTTCGGAAAAAGCGGTCTGCACTTCCTCCGCAATCCACTGGTCCAGGTTGACAGCGCTGTCATCCAGAAGGGTCGAGGTTGCCGCCGGCATGGCATACAGTTCCATCACCGGGAATTCCAGTTCGCTAATTTTGGGACTGTCCGTCTGTGCCCGTGGCTCGGTTTCTCCAACCCAACCCGTTGCCGCACCCGTTGTCGTAAACGGTTTCTTGTAGGAAGCAGCGCCGATCTGGCGCACACCGGCGATGGAACGAATGGGAGACGCCTCCGACACCACGCGGTCAATCATGCGCTCGGTTTCCGCTGGCACCAGATAGCCGCCATCCGGGTCAGACTGGGCGCTCAGCGCCTTTGCCTCCAGACCACGCAGGCTGGCGGTTTCGCCACGGCGCACATAAGTGTCAAACGCCGCCTTGTGGTCGCGTGTTGCCGGGGTCAAAGTTGAGAGCCCCCCGATCTCCGGTCGGCGAACCGACAGGGTCAGGTCGTCCACCGTTTTCTGTTGTAGATCAAGCGCTGCGTTCAAGCGGTCAACCTTTTCAACGGTCACGACATCCGCCGTCAGTTTGCGTTCCACTTCGCGCAGCCGAACGTCGTTGGCCTGCTTGAAACTTTCAAACCGAGTCATAAATTCATCAAAGGCGCCGCGCACTTCGTGCAGGGCGGGTGTTCCCAGATCACCGCTCTTTCGTTCCAGGGTATTTTTCTGGCGGGATGTATCCGCGTTCAGCGTATGGCCAATACGGCCAGCACCGTTCTTCCTCATGAGAGGCATGATTGTCTCCTTCGTCATCTCGACGTGTTGGGGGTGTTCGTGTGTCAGTGCAGAAAGCAAGTGGCTGCCACCCGGATTGTCCGGGCCAGGCAGGCGAGGTCCGCGTCACTTCTGCCCGCATCCCGCTGGACAAGTGCCGCCTTGTAGCCACCCGCGATCAACGCACGGGCCTGGTGTCTGCTGAAGCCTGCATCCCGCAGGAGCCAGCGTTCGAGTTCTCGTTCTGTTGGCAGGTGCGTGGCCTTCACTGTCGTTACTCGTGCACCCGGCTGCATGGGGAAAGTCACAATTGAAATTTCCCACAAATCAATTTCAACAAGCTGGCGGATGCCCGTCCTTGCATCCCGCGCCGCCTTGACGGTGTGAAAACCAATGGATAATCCGTCCAGAGCGCCTGCCTTCATCAGGGCGTGCACTTCGCGGGCACGCGCAACATCAAGAGTGAGACGGCCGCGTACATAAAGCCCTCGCTCATCTTCGCGTATCTCCTCCCACACGCCGATAGGCGCGCCGGGGTCATGCTGAAACAGCATACGGACACCCATAGCACCGCGCCTGACGAGACTTGCCCCAAACGCGCCGCGCTGAACCAGGTCACGACCCAGGTCTTCGGCTCCGAACAGGCTGGCATAGCCTTCAAACGCGCCCGCCTCATCCACATGGGCGACACTGAATGCCGCCCGTTTTGTTTCTCGCGGACCTCTTTGCGTTTTCAGCTCTGGGCCTGTTGGTTTACGTGTCTGCATAATTCTCCCGGTCACAAAAAAGGCGCTTCCCGACCATCGAAAAGCACCATCTGTATTCCACTATTTTCTCTTACTCAGTCGCCTGCGATAACGCGGTCCAGTTTCGTTTCGATCCGCTCCAGTGCTGCGCGCATAAAGTCTGTCTGTTCTTCAAGCCGCGCGGCACGCTCACCAAGATCACTGTCTCCGGTCACCTGACGTTCCAGGTGGTTGATCCGTTCCGATGCCGCACCCGCCCAGGTGAGCGCGCCTGCGGTCTGAATGAGGATCGCCATAATCAGTGCAATGGGGACGCGCCGGTCCAAATGCCACCGCCTT